GCCTTCCTCGCCAAGAACCGCTACGGCCTGCCCGACACGCTTCCGCTCGATTGGAAAGCCTTCGTCGCGGCCATGCCTCAGCCCGAACAGTCCTGATCCGGAGTATTTTCCATGGCACGTTTTGACACCGCCTTCGATGCGACCGGCATCGAACCCACCACCGGCTACGATGTTCTTCCCGCCGGCAAGTACCGCGCCCAGATTGTCGAAAGCGAGATGCGCGTCACTCGCAACGGCATGGGCCAGTTCCTCTGGCTGATGCTCGACATCATCGAGGGCCAGTACCAGGGCCGTAAGCTGTTCGACCAGCTCAACCTCGTGAACTCGAACCCCCAGACGGTCGAGATCGCGCAGCGCACGCTGTCGGCCATCTGCCACGCAACCGGCAAGCTGCAGGTCAACGACAGTGTCGATCTGCACCTGGTTCCGATGACAATCCAGGTCGGGGTGAAGCCGCCCAAGGACGGCTATTCGGAGAAAAACACCATCCGTTACCTCGTCCCGGAAAAGGCTCCCATAGCACCGGCCTATCAGGCAGCACCCGCGGCCTCGCAGACTCCGGCCGCGCCGGCTGCCGCCCCCTGGAACCGTAACGGCTGACCCCTGCAGGCCGCTGCGGGACGTCGCGGCGGCCTCAGCCAGACAAAGAGACTGACCATGACTGAACCGCTCAACGCGGCCCCTGCGGCCGCGAACGCCCCCGGCTTGCCTGATAAACAGCGCCGCCTGATCGAGCTGGATGACGCGATCGCCAAGATCCGCACCCAGATCGCAACGGCCGATTTGACCCGCCAGACGCGAGGAAAACCGATCGACCCGGTGTGGTTCAACCGCGCCCGTACCGCGCAGCGCCACCTTTACCGCGAGCGTGCCGAACTGCTCGCCGATGGCAGCGGCTGGCACCGCCGTAACAAGATGAAGGACGCGCTGATCGATATCCTGCGCGCCCGCCACGATCCCGAAGTCTGGGCTGACCTGATCGCCGCAGCCCGTGCCCGCAGCGAAGCGGAGGATCTGTGATGGCAGAGCTTCCCGCCGCACCGACACCCACTCTGACGGCGATCTATGCCGCATACGAAAACCGCCAGGGTGACGGCTTTCGCGAACATCTCGGCGCATCGCTGATCGGTAAATCCTGCGGCCGCGCGCTGTGGTTCGATTTCCGCTGGGTCACGCCTTCGCGCTTTTCCGGTCGCATGCTTCGCCTGTTCGAGACCGGGCAGCGCGAAGAAGACCGGATCGTCGCCAACCTTCGCTCGACCGGCGCCACGGTGCTGGAGGTCGATCCCGAAACCGGTCGCCAGTTCCGGGTCGAGGCCCATGGCGGTCATTTTGGCGGCTCTCTTGATGGCGTCGCCCTTGGCCTGCTGGAAGCGCCGAAGACCTGGCACGTCGTCGAGTTCAAGACCCATTCGATCAAGAGCTTCGCGGATCTCGTTGCCAAGGGCGTTGTCGTCTCGAAGCCGCAGCACACCGCCCAGATGCAGATCTACATGCACCTGACCGGGTTGACCCGGGCTATGTACATTGCGGTCTGCAAGGACACAGACGCGCTGCATATCGAGCGGATCGAAGCCGATCCTGAAGCTGCAACCCGGCTGCTCGACAAGGCCAAACGCACCATCGATGCCCAGCATCCTCCGGCCCGGATCAGCGATGATCCGACCTGGTTCGAGTGCCGCATGTGTTCGCACCATGCGGCCTGCCACGCTGGTGAGGCAGCGGCCGTAAACTGCCGGACCTGTCTGCATTCCACGCCCGTCGAGGGCGGTTGGCACTGCGCCCGCCACGATCGCAGGCTTGATGCCCAGGATCAGCGCCGCGCCTGCGCCCGCCATCTCTTCATCCCTGATCTCGTCCCCGGAACCGTCACTGACGCCGGCGAGGATTTCGTCGCCTACCGAATGGCCGACGGCTCCGACTGGCTGAACGACGCGCGCCAGAAGGAGACTGCAAATGCTTAAGCTCCGCCCCTATCAGCAGTCGGCGATTGCTGCGATCTACAGCTACTTCGAAGAGAAGAACGGCAACCCCCTGGTGGTCATCCCGACCGCTGGCGGCAAAAGTCTGGTCATGGCCTCGTTCATCGATGGGGTGCTCAAGGCCTGGCCCGACCAGCGCATTCTGGTCGTGACCCATGTCCGCGAGCTTATCGCCCAGAACCATGCCGAGATGCTGGGCCTGTGGCCTGACGCACCTGCCGGTATCTACTCGGCTGGCCTTGGTCGCCGTGATGCCGAAGCGCGCATCCTGTTTGCGGGCATCCAGTCGATCCACCGCCGGCCTGCGGAAATCGGCCACTGCGATCTCATCCTGATCGACGAAGCCCATCTCATTCCGGGCAAGGCCAGCACGATGTACCGCAAATTCCTTGATGCGATGAAGCGGATCAACCCGAAGCTGAAGGTGATAGGGCTGACGGCCACGCCATATCGCCTCGATTCCGGAATGCTGCACGAAGGCGAAAACGCGCTGTTCACCGACATCGCTTACGAGGTGTCGGTCCGCGACCTGATCATGGCTGGCTACCTCAGTCCGCTGATGTCCAAGCAGCCGAAGACCAAGCTCGATGTGACTGGCGTCGGTTCGCGTGGGGGCGAGTTCATCGCCCGTGATCTCGAGAAGGCGGTCGACCAGGACGCGATCACCAAGGCCGCCGTCGGTGAGATCATCGAATATGGCCAAGACCGGAAGTCGTGGCTCGCCTTCTGCTCAGGCGTCAGTCATGCAACCCATGTCGCCGAGGAATTCCGCCGCTGCGGGATCAGCTGTGCCACGATCTTCGGCGATACCCCCAAGGACGAGCGCGACCGCATCATTGCGGAGTTCAAGGCCGGCAAGATCCGCGCGCTGGCCTCGATGGGGGTACTGACCACCGGCTTCAACGCCCCGGCCGTGGACCTGATCGCCATGCTGCGCCCGACCAAGTCGGCGGGCCTGTATGTCCAGATGGCTGGTCGCGGAACGCGGCTGGCGCAAGGCAAGGACAACTGCCTCGTCCTGGACTTCGCTGGCAACGTGAAACGTCACGGTCCGATCGATCTCGTGAAGCCGAAGCGGCCGGGTTCGGGCGATGGTGATGCGCCGGTCAAGGTCTGCCCCGAGTGCGAGAGCATCGTGGCCGCTGCTGCGCTGGAATGCCCTGATTGCGGTTACATCTTCCCGGCCCGGAAGGTGAAACTGGCACCCACCGCATCGACACTGGCCGTGCTGTCGTCAGGCAAGCCCACGCGTCCCGAATGGCTGCAGGTCTCCAACGTCACCTACCAGCGCCATGAAAAGCCGGGTGGCCGCCCTTCGCTCAAGGTCACTTATCAGTGCGGCCTTGGCTGGCACCACGAGTGGATCTGTCTTGAGCACACCGGCTACCCCCGCACCAAGGCCGAGGCATGGTGGCGTGAACGCGCGCCGGGCATTCCTGTGCCGCGCTCGGTCTACGCGGCTTTGCAGCTGGTCCACCGTCTGCGCCGCCCCAGCCACATCGCTGTGCGTCCGTCAGGCAACTACACCGAAATCACCAGGGCAAGGTTCGACACATGCCATACGCCAACCCAGGGCTCTGCTCCGTCTGCCACCGCGAACCCCGCGGCTTCGGCTGGTTCGTCCCGCACTACCGGGTTTCCGATCCCCGCCGGGACGAAAGCCGGAAATATCTTTGCAGCCGCGTCTGCCAGGAACTCTGTCACCGGAGGCAGGGCATGATCAATACCAGCCGCAATGAACAGGCCGCCATGGTCAAAGGCGGACAGGCCGGTGGCCGCTATCTCGAGCAGATCGGCAAGACCGACCTTGCAACCCTCAGCGATGCGGAGTGGGCAGACTTCGTCGAGCATCTGGTCACCGGCTATTGCGACCACCTGCGCGAGCTTGCCGCCGACCTGTCGGAGTGCCCGTTCTGATGAGCACGTCCTATATGGCGCGCCATGGTTCGCGCCTCCTCGCCAACGGCTACACCATCCTGCCGATTGCGCCCGGCGGCAAGAAGCCGGGCCGCTACCAGCGCGGGACGTGGGTCGATTACCCTGAATGGAACCGTCATGCAGAGCGGCCGACCACTGAGGTCGAGGTTGCGACATGGTCCGGCTGGCCGGACTGCGGCATCGGTATTGTCGGCGGCGGCGTTGCGGCTATCGATATCGACATCCTGTCGGACCCGGACCTTGCGCTGCAGATCGAGCAGCTGGCACGCGCGCGGCTTGGCGACACCCCGGCACTGCGCATTGGCAGGGCGCCGAAACGCCTGCTGGTCTACCGCACAAGCGCACCGTTTCGCGGCATTCGCCGGGCCCCGCTCGAGGTGCTGTGCCTTGGCCAGCAGTTCGTGGCTTACGCCGACCACCCCGATACTGGCCAGCCCTATGCCTGGCCCGAGGAAGGCCTGTCGGAACTCGATCTGGAAAGCCTGCCGGTTATCGATGCAGAGATGGCCGCGGCGTTCATGGATGAGGCACTCGCGCTGGTCCCGCCTGAGCTGCGTCCGGCAAGCCTGAGCACGCCTGCGAGCACAGGTTCGGCCGTACCGGGTCACGCTCAGACCGGCACCATCGAGGCGGTGCGTTCGGCGCTGATCCAGATCCCCAACAACGATCTGGATTACGACAGCTGGGTGCGGATCGGGTTGGCCATCAAGGGCAGCCTGGGTGAAGCCGGCAAGGATGTCTTCACCGACTGGTCCGATCAGGCGGCGAAGAATGATCCTGCCGTCACCGAGAAGGCGTGGGCCAGCTTCCGCCCGGACCGGATTGGTGCGGGCACCATCTACCATCTCGCCATGGAACGCGGCTGGAAGCCCGAGCCCGGCATGGTGCTCGATGGCAGTCAGCCGACCGACGGATGCCATCCTGCTTCCGGCATGTTGGCCCGGCTCGACGTTGCGGCAGATGCCGATGCAGTGACTGCGCCCGTCAGCTTCAACCTCACGATCCCCGGCGGGTTGGTTGGCAAGCTGACCGATTACATGCTGTCGACCGCTCGCCGGCCTCAGCCACTGTTGTCGCTTGGCGCCAGCCTTTGCGCGATCGGGGCGCTCATGGGGCGGTTGTACCGGACCGAGAGCAACCTGCGCTCCAACCTCTATGTGGTCGGCATCGCGGACAGCGGATCGGGCAAGAACCATTCGCGTGAGATTATCAACGAGGTGCTGTTCGAGGCGGGCCTTGCGAACCACCTGGGCGGTAACAAGATCGCGTCCGGCGCGGGACTGCTGACCGCCTTGCATCGCCAGCCGGCAATCCTGTTCCAGATCGACGAGTTCGGGATGTTCCTCTCCGCAGCGGCAGATCGCAAACGCAGCCCGCGCCATATCACCGAGATCCTCGACAACATGACCGAGCTTTACACCTCGGCCGGTGGGATCTTCCTTGGTGCGGAATATGCCAATCGTGACGGCACCAACGAACGGCGCGACATCGTCCAGCCGTGCCTGTGCGTATATGGCACCACGACCCCCATGCACTTCTGGGGCGCGCTGCAAGGGGCCAATGTGGTGGACGGGTCGCTTGCCCGCTTCCTGATCCTGCCCAGCGACGAGGACTATCCGGATGAGAACGTAGCGGTCGGGCTACGCACCCCGCCACAGGACCTGATCGCAGGGCTCCAACTGCTGGCGTCGGGTCCGGGGCAGCAGCGCGGCAATCTGGCAGGCACGACCTCGGGCCCGCAGACCGCTGTGGTGCTGACGACCGTACCGATGACCGATGAGGCCCGTGCCCGTTTCAAGTCGCTGAGCGGGGAGCTGACCGACGAATTGCGGGCGGCGGCGGGCACGTCGTTTACGGCTATTCTTGCGCGCATTGGCGAAATCGCGATGAAACTGGCACTGATCGTGGCGGTGGGCAAAGATCCGGTGGCTCCCGTCATCGCGATTGATGACGCAGATTGGGCCATCGCTTTCGTGCGTCATTACGCTCAGCGGGCGATGGAGGCGGTGGACCGCCATGTCGCAGATACCGAGACTGAGGCCCACCTGAAACGGCTGCGTGAACTGATACGGGCAGCCGGCGCCAAGGGAATCACCAAGTCTGAACTGACGCGCGGCTCCCAGTGGCTCAAATCCCGTGACCGCGACGATATCATCCAGACACTGATCGAGAGCGGTGACGTGACTACGGGCATGCGCAGTTCTGCCACTAGGCAGGCCATGATCTACCGACTGGCGCCCCGGCGGAGTGCTGCCGCTTAACCAAGGGTGGCATATGCCACGCCCAATGTTTCAGGAGCACCGAATCGCTCAAATGCAAGATTGACCCCTTCAACCCTATGGAGACGCTGGAAAAAATTACGATGCGGAGATGTTTCAATCTTTCAAGGGGTGCCCTGTATATACCCTCGCGTACGCGCGCGTTTAACAGTTAGAGAGGTACCCCCTAGAAAGATTGAATAATTGAAAGATTATATATTACCTAGGAATTCCGGGGGCTTGGACGGCCAAATGTTTCAATCCGTCCCCTTGAAGCCTTAGAAAGATCTAGGACGGCGCCCCCGTCCGGATGACGACCTGACCAGACCCGCTTCGGGTCCGGGCGAGCAGCCAGCCTTCACCGGCTCAATGCCTCGCCCCGACCGCCCCACACGAAGAGGAGGTCGTCATGACCCTGCCTGAAATGCAGGCCGTTGCCTGCCCCAATCCGGCTCAAGCCAACGTCGGCGGAACGATCCGCCGCGGAGCCATCCTTGCCCTCGACCTTGGCACCAGCGCCGGCTGGGCCTTCCGTTCGCCCGATGGCTATATCAGCACCGGGACGGTGTCGCTGAAGCACACGCGCTACGATGGCGGCGGCATGCGCTATCTGCGCTTCCGTCGCTGGCTTGAGCAGCTCGACATCGATGCTGGTCCGATCGAGGCGATCTTCTTCGAGGAGGTCCGCCGGCATGCCGGTACCGATGCGGCCCATGTCTATGGCGGCCTGCTGGGGATGCTGACCGCTTGGTGCGAAGAGCATCTGGTCGCCTACCAGGGCGTGCCTGTCGGCACGATCAAGCGGTTCATCGCCGGCAAGGGCAATGCCGACAAGGCTGCCGTCATCGCGGCCGTCCAGGGCAAAGGCTTTGCGCCTGCCGACGACAATGAGGCTGACGCCATCGCGATCCTGCTCTGGGCCATCGAGACCCGTGGAGGTGTCCGGTGAGCGCGGCCGGTTTCCTGAAGCGGGTGGCGCAGGTGCTCGAAGATCGCGGTGCTGCTTATGGTGATCCCAAGACCCAGATGGAGGCGATTGCCCGGCGCTGGTCGATCACCCTTGGCACGCCTGTCACCGCCCAGCAGGTGGCGCTGTGCATGATCGACCTGAAGCTGGCGCGTCTCGCCCACGATCCCAACTATGCCGACGGCCCGATCGATGTGATCGGCTATGCAGCGCTCATCCCGGAGATCAACCGTGGCTCGCGGTCGTAAGCGCAAGGCGGGCCGCCGCCACCCCTGCGGCAAGCTGGTCCAGCCGGGCAAAGCCGAGACCATGCGGG